AGCGAATGCGACAACCATCGCGAAACACGGGACGTATACCGTTTCAACAACGAGTCTCGCCGCGAATTCCAATGCGTGGAACGCGTTCGATGGGGACACGGCTGTGGAATGGACCTCTTCCCCCACGGGTGATCACTTATACGATGCTGGTGCGGGTGTATACGGCGGAACATCCAACCTTTTCACTGGGAACTATATCCAACCCGGTGTTTCGAGTGCTGGTGAATGGCTCGCGGTTGAGTTCCCGTACAAAGCGACCCTGCGTCACATGAAACTGACCCCTCCCACCGACCTAACTAAGTTCCCTGCCTCCGCGAATGTCTATGCGACCAACGATTCTTTGACTTGGACGGAACTGACGAACTGGAGCGGCGTGGATCCCGGGTCAGCCTCGAACGTTCAAACGATCATCGTGAATGCCACTGAGTCCTTCAAAAAGTATGCGATGGTCGCGACGAAAACGAATGGGTCGAATACGGACGTCGCCCTCGCCGAGTGGGACCTTTTCGCGGAATCCTTCTCGATCGAGGGGGGGAAGATGACAGCGACAACATTTTCAGTCGGTGGAGCAGGTCGTGGCGGCGAGGCGACCACAAAGACATTCGTGGTTACTGTATCGGATGCCAGTGGTGCTAATAAATACTACATAGACGGTGTACAGCAATCTTCTCTGCAATTAGAGCAAAACCATACGTATATATTTGACGTATCTAGTACGACTCTTTCGGGTCACCCACTTATATTTTCAACAACCGCCACTGGTGGTGAATATACTACGGGTATAACGAATTTAGGGGCGTACGGAGGTGGAGGTACAGCCACGAGAACATTTGTGGTCTCCGCAGATTCCCCCACAACACTTTACTATTTCTGTACAGCCCACGCTGGTATGGGGGCTACGATAAGTATCTCTCCCACGGCAGAATTCGAGGTTTCTGGTCGTATCATGTCTAGAGACCTCGTGGTCACAGGTGGCACGACCGCCCAGAGACCGACGTATGCACCTCCAGGTACGATCAGGTACAACTCCACAATCGGGTTCATGGAAGCATATACGGGGTCAGGGTGGGCCCCTATCGCCCAACCACCCACGGTCACGGGTATTTCACCGTTAACCACACTTCCTAGTGGTGGGACAGTGGTTGGGTCTTGGGGTACGGGTACAAAGATTGTAGCATCGGATAAGGCGGCGGGTGACAATTTCGGCAGGAGTTGCGCCATGAACTCAGACGGGACGAAGGTTATCGTGGGGGCGTACGTGGAAGATCCGGATGGTACTACCGACGCCGGTTCTGCTTATATATATACCTACAGTGGTTCGTCTTGGGATACGGGTACAAAGATCGTGGCATCCGACAAGGCGGCGAGCGCGTTTTTCGGTGGTAGCGTCTCCATGAACTCTGACGGGACGAAGGTTATTGTAGGTGCGAACGGTGATGGACCTTATGCGGGTGCTGCTTATATATTTACCTATGATGGTTCGTCTTGGGATACGGGTACAAAGATTGTGTCATCAGACCTGACGAACAGTGACCAATTCGCTAACAGTGTCGCCATGAGTGGTGACGGGACGAAGGTTATCGTGGGGGCGTCCAATGAAAACCTCGCCTACGGTTCTGTATATATCTATACCTACAGTGGTGGGTCTTGGGGTTCAGAAGTTAAGATTGAAGCATCAGATAAGGCGGCGAATGACCAATTCGGGGAGAGCGTCGCCATGAACTCGGATGGGACGAAGGTTATCGTGGGGTCGCCATATGAAGATCCGGGTGTTACTAACGCCGGTTCTGCTTATATCTATACCTACAATGGTTCATCGTGGTCTCAACAACAGAAGATTGAAGCATCAGATAAGCAGGATAGTGACCGATTCGGTGATAGCGTCGCCATGAGTGGTGACGGGACGAAGGTTATCGTTTCGGCGTACTTAGAAGATCCAGATAATATTAGTAGCGCCGGTTCGGTCTATATCTATACCTACAATGGTTCATCGTGGTCTCAACAACAGAAGATTGAAGCATCAGACAAGGCGGTGAATGACTATTTCGGCTACAGCGTCGCCATGAACTCGGATGGGACGAAGGTTATCGTGGGGTCGCAATATGAAGATCCGGATGGTACTACCGACGCCGGTGCTGCCTATATCTATACCTACAGTGGTTCGTCTTGGGGTATGGAAACAAAGATTGTAGCATCAGACAAGGCGGCGGATGACCGTTTCGGGTGGAGCGTCGCCATGAGTGGTGACGGGGAGAAGGTTATCGTGGGGGCACAAAGTGAAGATCCGGATACTATTACTGACGCCGGTTCTGCTTATATCTACGACACTGTGCAAACCACCACCTCAGGCTTCGTGTTTGACACATCAACCCAAGTATTCACGGCGACGGGTACGGGTATTGTCAGTGGATCGACGGTACAATTGGAAGGTGCCGATGGAAGTTTGTATAGTGTTGTCGATGCGACCGCACCGAACGCCGCCGGGACACAAGTAACCTTTAAAATGGGGAATGAGGCGGTTGAGTTTCCACCTAGTGCGATGACAAATGCTACTTCTATACCGGGGTACACAGCGACTGCCTCGGCGGCGTCCCAATACGCGTGGCGTGCGGTTCGAAACACGGACCTCGGTGGTAACTACTGGTCAGATAATACCCAAGACATACTCGGGGGCTACGATACCAATGCACCCTATGCACCGGGCCAAAGAGCTCCGGCAACTCAAGATATAAGCGGAACAACACATCGCGGTCATTGGTGGCAGTTACAAATACCCAACCCAGTTATACTAACTCGTGCTGTAATAGGCAGTCGGACTTTGAGCTTTGTACATGGGCTATTTGTTATATTAGGGAGCAACGACACTACGAATTGGACATCGCTTCATGCTGGGGAGGGGCTGACATCAGATGCGTTGAGTGGCCTGTCCACAAATGTCACAACACTATCCACGGGGTCGACCGAAGCATTCAAATATTTCAGAGTGGTAATAAAGACAAAGAGAAGCACGACGGGGCACAATTATCTCGGAATCAACAATATACAATTTTTTGGTGGATCGGGATCTTGGGCTCTCGCCCAACAACCCTATAAAGTTAAGATTAACAGTACATCGGGTTTGAACGGGACCAGTACTGCTGCGATTGGGTTTGCGACTGGGTGGACTACCGCGACTGGTGCGACCCTGATTTTCGATCCTGCTGTGTCCGAAACTCAAACACTCGCAGGTACAGATGGTGGTGGTGGTTCCAATAGGAAGTTCTCTGTAGCACCCGGTAGTAACGCCTTACCAGCTAAGGTGGGAGGAGGTACCCTCGTCCTTGATGGGAGTTCAGGTGAGATAACAGGTCAAATTGCGGCTACGGGTACAACGAGTGTAACATTCCGATTGACTGATAATAGCAGTGGACTGTTCACAGATAGAGCAATCAATATCGTGGGGATCGACTCACTCTACTCATTTACCTCACATACGTTCACGAATGCTGCTGCTACGGGACGATATGGTCCTACGTTCGCCCAAATGAAAACTGCATATGCTTCGGAGGTATGGGAACAAGATACCGCATTTTTTAATGAAATATCTGGGAAACAGGGGTTCCAACTTTGGACTATACCTAAGACGGGGTCGTATACAATCAAGGCATATGGGGCGTCCGGGACTCTGGGTGGCAATTCCTCAGCTGGTAGACCCGCCTGGACCCAAGGTACCTTTTCTTTAACGAGAGGGCAAAAACTAACCATTATTGTCGGTCAGTCGTCTCCCCTTCCAATCTCCACAAACAACGCTGGGGGTGGTGGGGGGGCTTCATGGGTTCTCAAGGAGGATTTCGGAAGCTCGGAAGCCACGGCGAGTAGTTTATACCTTGTCGCGGGTGGTGGTGGGGGTGGGACCGCTGCTAATGGGGGAGGCTTTAGTTTCGCCCACGCCGATGCTGGTCGGTCTCAAGCTTCTCTTCAGAATTCATGGACGGCGGCATCCAGTGGAGATTTTGGCTCCGGTGGCGGGGCTTCATACGGTATAAATGGTGATGGTGCAGGTACTCCTGGTCCGTCAGGTGGTAAGAACCCATACAATGGCGCGGCAGGAGGAAATTACGGGTACAATAGTAGCTCATATAACGGCACAGGTGGATTTGGTGGTGGTGGTGGTAGTGGGGCACACAACGCTGGTGGTGGTGGTGGGTACGTGGGTGGTAGGGCAAGCAACAACTACACTACTGAAGGTGGTCATGGTGGTTCCTCGAGGAATAATGGTACAAACGTTACATTTGGGTACGATTCTACGGTCCCAATACAAGGTAAAGTTATCATAACCTTAAATTAATATCGGGGTAAAGTATATATGCTCTCCCAAGTATTAGAAAAAATGTTTCCGGGTGAACCCTATACCTCCGATGGAACCACATGGGATAGTGTCGTTTTTGAAAATATAGTAAAACCCGTTGATAAGACGTATGAAGATACACTTTACAAACTCCAGAATACTGATGCGATCAAAAAGTTTCGGGAGGAACGCAACGTTCTCCTCGATAAGAGTGATAAGTACATGACCTCAGATTATCCACATAATTTGGTAAAAGATATTCAAGATTGGAAAGAGTACCGCCAAGCCCTCAGGAACTTTCCCATGATAGCTCGACCCATCCTAGACGCGGACGGAAACCTCACTGGTGTTGAGTGGCCCGTCGTTCCAAGTTCATAAACCCTCTTTCCAAGTTCATAAACCCTCAAAACAAACTTTACAAACTGAACAGAGTTTCTAAAGTTCGTCGCCCAGTCTCACTCGTGATGAACGACTTCGTCGTTCGCGGGTGAATTCTTTTTTCCCCACCTATAATAA